CAGAATACTTTCTAGATGTTTTCTCAAACCAATATTTATCCTTCCTTTTATTAAAAGAACTCATAGTGGCACGAGATTTACCTCCATACTTAAAAAAGTCATACTTACGATTAGTAAAATGACTTTTCATTGAGAGATAAGTTTGATAGGTTTCAAAAGGAGTCACTTTCGTCTTCATCATGTTGTTCCACATTATCTAGTTCTGTTATAGAATCAACAGGAACTTCATGTCCGTTAATACTATACCAATGTTGATTCACACCTATAATATCAGGTTTAACACCTAGATATTCAAGTTCAGGAAAATTATGTTCACGCAACATCGCTTGAAGACGATGATGCATTAATTCGGATTTGGTAGGCATCTATGCAAGAAATTAAATGAAATAGAAATTCTTGGTTCAGTTTTATTTTGATTTGGTTGAACACCATGTCTTACATGAGAAGGAAAAAGATATACTTTTCCTTCCTCACATGGCATCCACCAACCATCAGCAGTGTAGGGATTATCGTCTCCACCAACTGTCCACGGATTTTGAAAATCTGCAGTAGGATTTTGAAACTGAATATAACCACAGTCAGGAGGAGTTTTTACATAATAAACACCACTGACAGTTGCTTGATTATGGGAATGAGTCCAATTAAAGTCCCGATATCTATTAACATTGACCCACATGTTACTAATAACAACTGGTGCAATGCCAATCCTTTGACACAAATCATTACCAAAATTGGTAAGTTCATTGTAAAGGGGTTCTAAAACTTCTGGAAAATCCATGATATCATTTGACTGATATCCTCCCTGATTACTTACAGTTCTTCCCTCACCGTTCTCCTCCATATCCAAAGCCCAGTCAACAAATTTTTCATTATCAAAATTTAATTGTTTGCTTGCAAGATATGTAACGAAGAGATCGCGTAATTCAAATTTAGAAGGCACTATAGAGGTAGTTTTGCTCTTGATGTAGGTTTCATATAGTTAAGACGAGTTGCGTCCCACTTAAGTCTTTCTTTCAAAGGTTTTGAAATAAGTCTTGTTATTGATTCTACCTCAAGTGCATTAATTTCGCAATAGTAGCAGATAGCATCAATATAATTGAATTCTTCTTCTGCTACAATTTTTTCAATCTCCATAGCAAATTTCTGAGGAGTCGAAAATTTACTCTCAATTGCTTTTTCTAATTCTTTATTTGGTTCCATAGAGGTCAAGTTTATCCCCAACAAATTTTCTAATATACTTGGTGAGGAGTTTAATGTACTTTGTTTTGTCATACTCTTCATAAACGACGCATTCTCCATTTTCACATGCCATGATAATTACAAGTTTTTTAACAGATATTCCTGTTAATTCATAAAGCATACAACCGTATGCCATTGCTTGGACGAAATAATGTTCGACCCATTCTCTGGGTTTAGGTTTTTTAGACGTTTTAAAATCTATTATAGATAACTCTCCATTATATTCAGCAATACAATCAACAGTTCCAGCAATACCTAATTCTTTACTATATAGGGCACCTTCCAGAGAATAGATGTTATCTATTTTCTTTAGTTTTCCCTTTGATATTTTAAAAAGGAAATCTGATATAGGAGGAACTTCAGGAAGATCTTTATCGTTCTTCAAATAGTGTTCCGTAAGAGTGTGCATATTAGTCCCACGGGTTGTAGCCGCTTTCGTAATACGATCTGCCTCTTCATTACCTACTCTCTTTCGCCAGTTAACAAAGATTTCTTTATTAAAATGACTAGTGATGGAAGTAATAGAAACTAATTTAAGTAACTCATCTTCGTCTGGAACTGAATAATAACGAACCCCATCTATGGTTTCCCTAGAAAGTTTGGGGAGATTCAAATCAACATGTGTAAACATTACATACCCATTTCAAGTTTGGCGACAAGATATTCTTTCACAAGTCCAGAACGTATTATATCGTCTAAACCAAATTCAATAATATCAACTGAAGGCATTGTTGATAATATTTTCATAAAATCAACAATACCATTTCTGTCATTGGTTTTAGTAAGATCTGATTGAGTAGCATCTCCACAGAACATAATCTTACTATTATCTCCAACTCTTGTCATTATACTATCTAATTCATGAAAATTCAAGTTTTGAAATTCATCAACTATAACAATTGAATTATCAAGAGTTGTTCCTCTGATAAAAGATGTTGACCAGAATTTGATAGATCCCTGTGCTTTTAGATTGCCATAGAGCATTTCAAAGTCTGCATCAGATGGCATCTGAAACATATATTTTACCATATGTTTATATGGAATTTGATATATGTCTGCTTTATCTTCATGATCACCAGGCAAAAATCCAATCTCCCTTGTAGAAACTAGAGATCTTACAAGATATATCGTTTCGTAAGGTGTATCATCACTCAATACATCTTTGATTGCATTATAAAGAGTGATAAATGTTTTTCCTGTTCCCGCAACACCATATGCAATTATATTTTTTCCTTCAGAGTATGAATTAAACAATTCTGTCTGATGGTCAGTTAATGGATTTACCCCTGTGAGATAGTGTGTATTTAAAGGTTTTTTTCTCTTCATTTGCTTGGTAGTTAGTCCTACACCAATTGGTTGCTCTGCTTTCTTTTTACGTGCCATTTATAAAAGTTTCACTCCCGACCTAGGTGCTTTCTGTACTTTTCTAAGCACATCATTCCAACCAGGTTTTGATTTTCTTAATTTATCTTTCCATTCTCCAACTTCTCCTACGCCAGGCATAGTAGAGGGATCAGAATAATCTCTCTTCCAATCGGGATTATCATCACACCACTTCGTCCAGTCATGAACACTCATGACAACTTCTTTTTGTTCTCCAGTTTTTGAATTAACAACGGGATATGTAGCCATAATAATTATGCGTTATAAAAGTATTTAGTTCAGAGAGGTAGTATTGGGATCAATATACTGTGCCTTAGTTCTTCCAGAGTCTCCAATTAAACCATGTCCCCAAACAGTTTCTTCAATGATTGTAGCATCCTCTTCAAGATCTTGTCTACTCATCATATCATTAATCATCCTCTTCATTTTATCTTCTTCCAATTTTACTTCATTTTCATGCTCTTTTATTTTATCCATACCCCATTTATAAACAGTTTCTTCAAAATTCATCGTTTTTGCAAAAGGAACATAATCTTTTATACTTGTTGGTCTAGGTAATGCAACTATCACTTGTGATTTTACTAAAAACTTATTATTTTCAGTTTCTTCATGAAGAGCATATGTAAATTCTATGTTAGAAACCATTCTAGGAAGATATGCATGATCTTCAAGTTTACACTTTATTAAATACCATTTAAATTCCATTTTAACTCCACTCTAAGGACTCTGATACAGTAGGGAACTGTTCAATAAACACTTTTCGACATTCGTTAGCAATGTCCATATGTTCTTTTTGTGTTCCATGTGCTGAACGTAAATTTATATAGTGTATCCATGAACGACATGAACCTGTCATGTATATTCTTGTTGGTGTGCATAGTGGTAATACCATTCTGGCACATTCCTTTGCAACACCATCTTCAAGCATTTGATTATACAAAGCAAAAGCACTACTGAACAAAGTATTCATCTGCCTATTTAAGGTTTCAGCAACTTTTGGATCTAAATCATCAATACTATTCTGTCTATTCTTACTATCTTGTCTTCTTAATTCTGGCAATTCAATTGTTTCAAGAAGTTTAGCATCAGCATACCTTTGAGAAAACTCTTGATATGTAAAACTTCTATGTCTTAATATCTGTGCTGCAATTGCACGAGTAGTTTCTATTTCAAGTGTCATTGAAGACTGTTCAAAAACAGACCAATGTTGATGTTGAATACAATATCTCAACAATCCTGCAAATTTTTCATTATCCTGATTTGAAGGATTAGATACTCTGGCAATATATGCCATAGTTTTTTCTGCATCAGGTGTAATGCTTATTAATTTTACATTCATTGTTTCTACAGAATAAGTTTTTTCTTAGGTGGGATTGCAACAGGAGCATACATTTCATTATATTGCTCAATGATTTCATCCTTAGTTTCACTAATATATACGACATATTTTTTAGTGACTTCGATCTGAGTCTTATCTCCTTTATTAATAGGAGACCAAGGAGCAAATGCTATATTTCCCTGTCCTGAAGGAATAGCAACTATAGGATTTACAATAGTAATAGAATCCTCAGTTTCTTTAACAAGGTCTGCTACTACGTCTTCACCAGACCACATACGAATTAATTTTACATTCATTTTCCAAATCCTTTTGAGTTTTTTGCTTCTGCTGTTGTAAGTTCTTCTTTGAGAATTCTCAATTGAGATCTCATAGTTTTAATCTGTTCATCGGTATATAGTTGATCTTGCTTGAGTAATCTTTCAAGCATTTTCACCAACTTTCTTGCTCTATTAGTCTGCATAACCATCGTCATCATCTAGTATCTCATCATAATCGCCAAAGAGGAACCCATCCACATTAGCTGCTTCTTTGTATGCTTCAACATCAGAATAAACCTCTGCTTTAAG